GACTCATTTGGGAGGCCAATGCCTTCTCCTTCTTTCCACACTTGTCACACACAAATAGTTTCATTACCATGCTGCACATCCTCCTTGGTCAGGTATAGCCATCCCATACGCTGCTCTAAATCTTTCCGCCACCGCAATCTGCGCCTCTGGTGAAGTATCTGAGCCTCCGCCGAAAGCGTACCAATTCTGAGCCGTGATGCCAAGTGAGTCGGGATAAGCCGAGCCGGAAGCACCGATCCACCCTCCTTCTTCACAATCCGCCACCTTTGTCCAGGCTTGGTATATACTCGCCGCTATCGGCGCTGTTGTAGTCGTCGTTGGTGCTGGTTCCGTGGTGGTTGTTGTTGTCGAAAGCGCAACCACCCGAACCGATTTACTTGTATGCGGGGGGTGAGCTGGAACGGGTGTTCCAAATGCCACCGCCACCACGCTCACTAGCAACCCGATACTAACCAGCCATTGTAAAAAAAGGCGTTTCAAGACTTCTCCAATCTGCTTCGTTCTCTCCTTGACTTGCTGTGTGCTTCTTTGCAAACGTCGCAGGGGTCCTCGTCAAAAAGTTTGTGGGTCTTATACCCAGCGTCAGTTCCGCAAGGTTGTTTTCCCCCATATTTTATCCCACGGCGTAGCGCCTCCGCATTGCGTTCGCCAAACGTCATGCCACCAAAAACCCCGTAACGCTCTCCCACGATGATAGATTCCTCCAAACATGAGTTCACGACAGGACAGCCCAGGCACGTTTTCTTGGCTTCTTTAGCGTTCCATGACGTATTTCGAGCTTTGAGTTTGCCCAGGTAATCGGCAGGATCAAAGAATATGTCGGCTGACATACCCCTACACCTTGCGAACGATCTCCAATCCTCCATTCTGAATTCTCCCATCTTTCGTTATGCCTGCTTCTTCTAACCCATCAAGCAGCATCTTTACATCGTTTGTCGCCTGTAATCCCTGCTGCACCAAATCAAGCAAAAGCATAATTATGTCTGAGGCTTCTTCTCCCCAATAATGCTCGGTTGCCTTTTCGGTAAGTTCTTCAAGTGTCCAATTTTTAATCATTTTCCAAGGCCTCCCTTCCCTTGTCGGTGATGCGACAAACCATCTGCTTCGCTCCCGAAGCGGGGTTGGTTCGAGTCAATCCGGTGTCCACGATAAATCCCATGCGTCGTAGCTCTGAGCAACGCTTCCAATATCCGGCACCCTTTTCAGCAAGACCGGACATAACCCCAACCTCGTCGTCGGTAGCACCCTTTGGCATATGGTTTTTATAAACCACCAAACAAGCCCATTGTTGTGACGTTCGGCTAACAGTTTGCTTTTCGTAAGCATCCTTGGAGGTCTTGGGATCGCTTACACGATACCCAGCCACCTTTGCCCGTGAAATGTTTGCGTACTCACGAGCGTATCGAGTCGCCCAATAGGTGAACATCTCTAACGCATGAGTTTCTAATGGTTTTCCGGCCCAATCCTCAACCCACTCTACGAGCAGTTCAAGTTGAGTCATATCTTCCGTTGGCTTGACAAAGATTTCGTCGTTGCCTGGAAGTTCTGCCAGCATTTGTTGTTTTATGTAACCCATCGTATTTCCTCCTTTGTTGATGGTTCATATTTAGTCTGACCCCCCGAAGGGGATATGTCAAGTCTTTAGAAGGGAGACTCGTCGTGGGCAAAAACGCCAACCTCAACAGCACCCTCAAATACTTCCTGCACCTTTTCTTCACCTATCGCCATATCGGATGGTGAAGGTTGCCCCAGGTACTCACACGATGCCTTGAACGCTGCTGCGATCTGCTTCTCGGAAAGTTCCCACTTCGCACCCTTACCGGCAATATCGGTGACAAAGCTGTGGCTCTTGTGGTCGTCAGGCAGTTCTCGTGAGGCTTTGACAATCCAGCCCCACCGCTCGTCAGTCTTAGGGTCAATCTTCGGTGAAGATGATCGAACCTGCTGTGCGACTTCTCGGACACGCTCAGGGCGTGGCGCAGACGAACCATTGTTTACTTTTGACATTTCCTCACGGCTCGGACGACTCTCGGCTGTGCTGCTGTACTTCCAGTTCACCAACGCACGACCAATGGCAGACGTTTCAGCGTTCTCCAATGGCGAGGTTTCGTTTGGGCCACGATCAGCAAAATGTTCCTCGGCAAGTCCGGTGGATGCTGGCTTTAAGTCGTCTCGGTGAGAATAAATTTCAGCCAACACAACAAACTGTTTGGTTGACCCTTCTCCAAAACTGTTCAGCAATTCTGTTCGGATGCGCCCATCGGGATGATCCTGCCAGAACCTTGTAATCCGTGATGCCACGGTTTCGTAGTTGCTCAGGTCAAAGTGTGCCATGTTCATACTCCTTAATTGTTACGGGGACAGCAGGTGGATTACCTGGCCCATCTTTTATACAAGCCGAGGTGTACGAGCAATATTGACACTGCCACGCCATTCGACTTCCCTCAGGTGAGAGAGCTATTTCCCGCATATCGTCGTCAATGGCGATACGGTCAGGAAGGATTTGATCGTTCAAGTCATCAAGGATGCGCCCGTGACGAATGACCTCGTAGTCAGCCCACGGCTCAAAAACTTCTCGTGGTACATCAAACTCAGCAATCACACGACCAACCTCGTCTATGCCCGTACGCTCAGCAAGCCCCTTGGAGATTGCTTCAGTTCCAACGTGAATAATGCGGAGAATGTGGCAGTCATTGGCGACAGCGTTCATTGCCCCTTGAATCAAGGCCGATGCCCGTGGCCCCTTTGGAGTGCCAATACCCTTGGTGCTAATGCCGACGCTGCCTTTGTAGGCTGTGCCGTTCATGCTCTTGATTTCAATAAGCACCTTGAAGTCCTCGTCGTAGATCACCCCGTCAGCCGAGCCAGAAGCAAAACCAAACCGTGACGGAACCTCAAAAGAGGATTCGTAATAGTTGGAAATGCTGTTCTGAATCTTCTCGTGAAGGTCTGACCCAAGTGAAGTGACCAGCAAGCCAGCCAAGTCCATCGGCTCTGCTTCGTAGCCAAGGACACCGTAGGCCAACGCTCGTGAACACTTACCAGCATCGCTGTACCGGAATGGTGTGTCATAGGCTTTGGGCTTTGGCCCCAGCTCCTCACGTTGCGCTGCCATTTCCTCTAGGAACAAGTGTCCGTAACGTGGCTCAACAGGGATTCGATAATCCATCACGAACCCTCCTTCACCAAGTCGGCAACCGGGTAGTCAAAATCAACTTCCGGGTCTGCGTCCCACACCACTCGCACAATGTTTGTGCTAATGATGTTTCCTTTAAGTTCAGGATCGTGAATCCAAGACACACGATCACCAATGTTTAGTTCCATCGCATTTCCTCCTTTGTTGATGGTGACTAAAGACTAGGTGAAGGGTGTAACAAAGTCAAGCCTTACTTTCTGTGGCTGTGATTGTGAAAGATTTCTGCTTCTTGCTGAGCCCTTTTAGAGGGTGGCAAATGCTCGATTTGTCGGTGAGTTGCTAGGGTTTGACCACACTTTTCGCATTGGTATTGGGCGAGCATTTGGAGTTTCCTTCTGAGTCGGGAGCGAATATCTTTGGAGTGTACTCCGATAGTCGCTTGCCTGTGTACTTCCGACAAAGGTAATCCAGGCTAACAAACATCGGGTCATACGATCCTGACTCTACTTGATGGCAGATCACAATGCCACGCCAATGTGCGTTGCCCTGTGGCCCTTTGTAATCCTCATCGTGGAGGTAACACGACCCCGCCACAAGTCCGTTCTGTTGCTTGCCAGCGACGTACCGGATGCCGTACCACAACCCTTGCTGGTGGCCCTGAGTGAAGGTATGGCCGATGTTTTTTAGTCGGCTCTCCACCATCCCACCAAGGGGTCTGCCGTTGTTGTGGTTGTAGAAGTAGTGAGCGTACCAAACCCCATCAAGCAACACGGGAGCTAGGAAAGGGTGAACCTGCCAGCCGTGTTCGGAGTAGTTCAAATCGTCGGTGCTAATCGTTCCGTCTAGTTTGGCATCCAGGCTAATTGCCCTGTTAATTCGATCTTCGTGATTGCCGAGAAGTATGTGCCGTTCGGGTAGCCATTTCTTTTCTTTGTGGCGACGACGGGCCAAGTTATATTCGGTGAGTGCGTTATTAAGTAAGTTGAAACCCACATTTGCTGCTCCTATATCTGCTTTATAACGACGACCTTCCATTTCCTTTTTGCCTTCATCGTAAGAAGAAAGAGAGGGCATATCGGCATGATCGCCAAGGTGAATGATTTTTATATTGTCTTTACCGGCGAATTGCTCAACGATATAGCGACCTACCCAATCCAGGTAGTCAATGGAAACACCTGGTTTGACCTGCGTATCTGGAATGACAACATGGATTGCGGGTTCCGACTTCCTCACTTTTCCTCCTTTGACGACTCTGGCAATACGGCATACAGTTTGTTGGTGCGAAAAGTTTGATGAACTACTTTCATATCCGCTTTTAATTCGGTGACTAAGTACTCAAGCCGCTTGATACGTTCCTCATCGTTTTGGCTTGTCA